AAGCCATTGCTGTTACAGCAGGGCGAGCAGCTTCAACTGCGGCAGCCTCAACTGTAGGTGTTGCTTCGACTGCTGAAGTGGTTTCTTCCACGGTGGCTGTCTCGCTTTCTGTTGGTTGGTTGGTTTCTTCTGCATCAGATTCTTCTGCTGCAATATCAGTAACTTGAGCAGACTTAAATGCTGGCTCTGTTACTAAACTTACTTCGACCAAGCGAGCGGCTGACACATAAGTCACGCCGTCCTTAATCTTTGACTTGAGAACTTCTGCGCCGATGCTTAGTCCTGATTGCAAGCCTTCTTCTGCAAGGATAAGGGCTTCTGTGCCACGCGCTGAACGGCTTACAGAAAATACAGCGTCAATGGAGTTCTCTGATTCGCTGAAAGAGATTCCTCTTCCCAAAGGCTTCTTTGCGTCATGCTGATTTAGAAGCTTGATGGATTTAGGGTCTGGGATTTCAATAGACCCAGAGGCAAAGATAACCTTGCCCATGTTCGTTGATCCTGCTTCAACGTTAAGCGGAACAATTTTTCCTGAGATTGTGCGGCTCGCTGAATCTGCTGTGAGTTCAGCAGAGAAAGTAATTATCTGGCTCATATCATTGTCTCGCTTCCGTTGGGTGTTAGGTCTGTCATCTCCATAGCCTGCTCCTGGGTAATCAACTGGAGATCAAGTAGTTCACGAATAATCTGTAGCTCTACGAGTGGGTCTGTGCGTAGATAATTCTTGTCAATGTCAAACTTGACGATATTGCCTCGGGCTGTGATGTCATCCATAGATAGACGATCTTCAATGGCGGTTACATAAGGCTGCAAAGATAATGTGAGGAATTGCTTGCGCTCATCTGTCACGTTGGCATAAGTCATAGTTGTGTTCTGGTCAGCGGAGACATAGTAAGGCGGCACGTTGCAAAGACGGGCAATTTCTGTGGCTAGGTTCTGGATAGCCTCGTTCATCATCATATCTTTAGGTGAGAATTGAGTAGGCTGGAACTCAAGAGTGCTAGTTAAGTAAGCAGTAGAGTTATTCTGGCGGCTGCGCTTCCAAGCTGCAAGGAGACCAGATACTTCTGCTGGTGGAAGGTCTGCGCCTGTGTTCTTCAAGATGCCTGATGCCATCGGAGTTGATGCCGCAATAGCAGCAGCGCGCTGGACATCGAGAGCTGCACGAATTGTAGATACGCCAGTATTTAGGATTCCGTCATTAAGTGACTGGAATGTAATAAGAGAACCAAGTCCATCCATCGGTACTGTTGTGCCGTCAATAGCATAGGATCTAACAAAGATATTATCTTTATCTAGTGTCGCTGTAACGCGGCTGTTGGCTACCCATTCAAAGCGTGATGGTCTGCCATCTTCCTGATAGGTCTCGACTACTTGCCAGAAGGCTTGTCCGTAGAAGAGAAGCGAATCAACTGTGTAAGCAATAGTTACTGATCGTGGCTGATGATAGGAAGGCTGGTCTAACCAAAGTGGCTTGCCTAATTCTTCGCCAGTAGATTTCTTGTAAAGCTCTAGAGGAATTGCGCCAATCGTGCCAGCGAGAAGGTTGCGGCATCGAGCTAGTGAGGGAACGCCGAGTGCCTCGGTACGTCCGACATAGGCAAACTGGAAAGGCATGGCATAAGGTGAATACTCACCAAGGACTTGTGGCGCGTACTGCGCTTCGACATCGACTGTCGGTGTTGCACCTGTAAGGCGCGAAAAGAGACCCATAGGTCGCAATTATACACTACATATAGATTATTCTGTGTATATAGCCGCTACCTGTTGTGGTTTGTAAAGCATGTGAACAACCATGGCGGTAGCAATTGCACCAGAGACATCACCTGCGCTTTTGCGTTTAACAATGCGCCATGCCGAGTCATTAACCTTGGCAGCGCAGTTATTCATTTGCTGAATCCAGTTCTCCTGACCCGCATGAACAAGCCTCTTTGAGTTAAGGCTGTCGTTGAGGTCTCCGCATGCCTGATAAAAGGATGCGCCAGAGATGTCTTGGACAATCTGTCCAGCGTTCGAGAGCTTGTCGGCAATCGACTGGGCTGTGTACTTGTCGTAGCAGATTTGCCTTGGGCGATACTGGTCAGCCCATGCCTTTATATCTACCGCAATCTTTAGATCATCAACACTTACTTGTGACTCCCACGTCTGTAGGATTCCAACTCCGATGCGACCATCAGGGAGTATTTGTCCAGCAACCAGACTTGCATTACGGCGAGACGGACTGACATCAAATGCAAAGACTGTATAACCGCCCACAGGAATCGTGAGTGTTGAGTCGCTCGTCTCCTCAAGAATTCCATGAGCCCACGGACTAGCCAGAGAGTCGATCCATTGGCAGAGCAGCTCTGTTCGAGTATTTTCAATAGGACTTGTCGCAACTGCTTCTTCAAGGGCTTCCTCGCTTATCGTATATCCAAGTGCTGGGTTGGCTTGAGCCCAACCAACACGATCCGTAATCTTGCAATATTGTGGTGCGCTGTATTCGTAGAATCCAAAGCTCTTAGGCGGGTTCTCTAACGCCCTTTCTCTCATGCCATTTAGGACTACCGAAAAAGCGTCTCCTGCATTAGAGGTAAGAAGCGTCTGAGCGTTTGGACGCGCTCTAGTTGTAGGGATAGCCGCTCTAAATCCTTCTTCGTTAATCTCTCGGAGTTCGTCAATGAAGAGGAAGTCTGCAGTTCTGCCGCGAGAGCCATCTCTAGTTGCCGCAACAACGTCCAGCCTTCTTCCGTCCAGCATTTCAATAGACTCTGTGCCGTTGGCGTATCTGATTTGCTTAACGAATCCCTTGAGGTGGTCATTGTTCTCCAATACTTGTGCGACTTGTCTAAAGGTGTCCAGAGCCATGCTTCTATTAGAGGACATGATAAGGACATTCTTACTATCCCACTTAAGCAGGTGAGCCAAGATAAGCATACGAGCTAAGTGAGTCTTTCCGTTCTGTCGAGCGATAAGAAGCAGGTTTGTCTTGCGAACCCACATGCCTTTCTTGTCCACGCCCAGCATGTCCTTGAGAACGTACTCCTGCCAAGGCAGCAGCGGCATATCTATGATCGTGCAAAGGTCTTTGACATCTTGCAGCTTGTTAGCGCCCTTTAACGGGATGCTGGCAAGCCTTGGTTTCGTTGCCCCTCGTAGGGCTTTGGACTGCTTGGCTGGCATCGGGTTAATTCCCGACTGGTCTGGCTGTGAATGGACTGTCTTGGTGAATTACGGACTGTGTCGGAGAGGGATAGGCAGAAAAAACAGGGGGGGTACTCTTGCGCTCTAAAAAAACACGCTCATTGCGTGAACCCTTGCTGCTATTGCAGGACACACAGCATGTACGCATGTTGCCCTCATCGATTGCCAGCTCTGGCGCTTTGCTAACTGGAATGATGTGGTCAATGGTCATGTTCTTATTCTCTGCACCACAGTAGTAACAGACATACCCATCTCTTGCCAATACTCGAAGGCGTACTTCCTTGTACTTCCTCGATAGTCGAGGATCACCCTTCTTTGTACTCATTGCCATCCTTTATTCTTAAGATGATGTAAAGCCTTACAGTAATCAGGCTCATCATACTCTGTATAACCATACCTATGTTGTACATACTTCCAATAGAAGTAGAACTGATAGTCATAAGGTGCATCTATCAGCTTCTCATTGCGTATCTGGTAGTACCCATAATGACTACCATTACGAGCATCTATTCGATTACTAGACTCTCTGAAGGTAATCTCATTATGACAATCTAATTGAGTATCTGTAAGTTGATAATCAGCTAATGAATGTAAATCATAATAACGATCTATTGAGCTTACTCCTACTGCTGTACTCTGCATAGATAGAAGTATCCCAATAACGGCGGCTACCCAGCGAGCTCTCCGCGTAAGCGGCTCGCTGTGAGCCCCTTTAAGGGCTCTAGCCGTGAGAGTACCACGCCTGTCAATTACATTTACATAAGTGCTGGTCAGAACGGCGTTGCGTAAGTTACTTATCAGTAGAGTAAAAGCCTGAACCTTTGAAGATAACTGCTGGAACACTTGAGTACACCTTCCTCATCGTCTCACCACAGAACGGACAATCTAAATCGTGTGGCTCGGATATGGATAATTCCTTGTCATAGCGAGCATTAGCCTCGCAAGTTTCTGAATTGCACTCGAACTCATAAATCGGCATTAGATAACCAGCACGTGCGACATGGCACTTCCTTTAGTTTCCACGATCCACAGATGGTGCATCGTTCAGGCTCTAATTCTACCGAATCTTTCTGAATATCGCCGTAACCTGCGTTTATAAGTAACTGCACCAAGTCTCCAAACTTCATGAACGCCAGATACTCGGAAGCATCCTCGCCTTGTCCGTTCATTCTGCACACCACAAACGGAAGCTCTTTGCCATCCGCTCTCTTGGTCGCTTGGCGCAGCCACTCTAAGGGCTGGAAGGACGAGCGCGCTTTAATCTCGCAGTCGAACGGGACGTTGAGAATGTCCTTACCAGCACCACGACCAACGCTTGCGCTTCTCCACCATTGCGAGAGATAGGCTGCAACCACTCGCTCGGTACGAAAGCCTCGGTCTTTTCTGTGTCGTGTCATGCACGTCCAGCAGAGTTAAGTGTCCCGCATTTATCGCACTTCCATGCGCTTTGCAAGGCTCTTTGTTTAATCTGTGCAACTGTAGGTGGGGTGTTACATAACTGGCAGATGATGGCAAAGCCAAGCTCTTGTAAGTCTTGTGCTGACTGCTTGGCAATCTCTAGCTGCTCATCAGTAGGGAATTGCTCCCACTCATCATCCTGATTACGAAAGTATAATTTACCCACGTTTCACCTGTGGCTTCCAAGTGCCGTCCTTGGCAATCTCGTACCAGATAGGATCACATGGAATCTTGCCACCTGGCATGTCTCGCGTACTGGTCTCTGGACATCTCCACATGCCGTATTGCTTACCAGCCTTAGAAGTTCCTGTCTTCCATACACGCGCACCATGGATACAACTCTCGTCTGTCGGAGTGCCACCAAGGACATCCTTGACCATCGAGACTGCCTCTTCCATAGTCTGAACTGGTGCTGCGAAGCTCTGATTCCATGGATCAGATTCTACAGGCACAGGCACATATTCCTTGGCTGTGTCTGCCATCTTTGCCTTAGTCTGTTGAACTAGGCTTTCGTTATTAGCCTTAGCAGCCACCTTCGTCATCTCTTCCCTCGATGCTCGCTTGCCCTTGGTTGCATAGCCAGCGTTGGCTAGGCTGCGTCCTAAGCTGCTGGTCTCGCAGTTTTCTAATGCAGAGGTGGCGTTCACGCCACGACCTTGGACTGTCTCTTCTGCTAGCCCTGTAGCCCATGGCTGGACATCTGCTGAATCTCTATAAATAGCAGACCAGACTATGTACTGTGTTGGAGTATTAACAATCAGCTTGGTCTCAATGCGTCCTTCTGGGTGATCCTTCCAGAACTTAACTAAGCGTTCTTCAACTGTCTCGTAATCTTCTAGGTTAAACATATAGATCGTTCTCCTCTGTGTGCAGTTGCCCTGCTATGGCAACGTACGCCGCAAGGTCGATGTAAGTGTCTGGCTTTGCAGTTTCCATGCTTCTTGCGATTTTGACCAATGCCATACACATCGCCACCTGATAATCAGTAATGGGCATTTCGAGGTATGAAGCCCAGAGTGCGGCTGTCCTTTGCATATTGTCGCTAGGGTGTCCGTAATCAAGTCCTCGGTCTTGGATAGTAGCTCTCGCTTCGTTGAGGTAGTCACGTGCGTTCATCGACTAACTCGCTCTAGTGACTCGTAGTAGCGGCGGACTGCTCTGCGCCCCTTAACGTAGCCATCGTGGTATCCAGAGTAGCGACCTATAGCAAACGATCCGACTGCTACGCCTAGAATGATTAACTGTAATACTGTCATCTTTAGCCCTTCTGCCCCGTATCTCGGGAACAGCAGAAGTATTACATCAGATGATGCCGACAGCCCCCAGATTTAGATAACAGTCTTATAACGATTTCAGCAGGATTCTCATCCTCAAAGACTGGACTAGCGAACCCGTCCATAGACCTTGCCTTGCACAATAAACGTGCCGTTTTTTTCTATGTTGATTATGTCCACTTGAACGTTAGAACCCTTGACGTACATGATGGCAAAGGCTTGCTGCCAATTCGCCGTTCCCTTGGTGTATGAGGCTTGTCTAAAGTCCATTAGATTACCTACCTCAACTCCATGCAGAACACGCCCTAAACGCCCGCCAGAGGCTTCTGTGAAGGCGCTACGCCCTGCTCTATGGGTATGACCAGAGATGACGTTCTTGCCATGCCTACGAGCCGCCTCAAGGGCTGATAAGCCCCCTAACTGCTTGATGGGTGTGTGGTCTCCATGGACTGCTATCCAGTTGGGTGCGATAGCCATAGGGTTCTTATGGAAGGTAATCCCTAGTTCATCGAACTTCATGAACTTCTCGAAGCGAAGCTCTGGCAAAGATAGGAAAGATGGAATCTTCTTCATGATGATGTTGTACAGGCGGTCTGTGTGGTTAGACCTGATGCAGTCTGTAACGCCTAGTTCCCAGAGAAGCTCTACGCATCGGTCACGATCATCGCCAAGGCTTTGCTCGTAGGCTTGAGGCGTACCTTCTGACCACTTGCTTATAGTCTGGAAGTCAATCTCATCACCAATGGTGACAGTCTGGTCTGGCTTGAAGGTCTGTAAGAACTTGGCAATGTTTCTAGTGACATGCACGTCCTCGAAAGGCACTTGCAGGTCTGAAAGTATCACTATTTTCTTAATCGTCATCCTCATCTTCGTAGGGGATATTGTCGATTCGATTGGGTAGGTTAGGGATAATCCAATCAGGGAAGGATTCACGATCACCGAGCATCCAGAAAGCATGAGTCTCTGAAAAGCCTGCCCTGCGTAAAGACTTGTAATACTCGTTCATCGCTATGCAGTAAGCATCGAGCGCGCTGTAAGTATCTAAGTCTATGACTGGTCGTTTCCTTGCCATAGGTAAAGTGTTACTTACCTAACAACTCAATTATGGTTTCGACACGCGCTTCAAGGCGATTGACCTGATCCTTGATAGATGAGCCGCCGTTAGGCTTTAACTCTGCTAGGTAATGTTTAATCATGAACTGCGTATAAGCAGCCAAGCCGCCAAGGACTGTAACAATTCCTACAGCCCAAGCTGCGAGGTCTGCCGCCTTCACTTCTTAGGAGTCGCGTACCCGAATACGCCTGCTAGGACTGCCCAAAGGACAGAGCGATAATCGAGTGCAAAGTTAGATGCACCCCAAGCTGCTAAGAAAGCACCTGCTGTGAGGATTGCTGGGTTCTTCATGTTCATACGCTGCCGCCTATCATTGGGATATTAAAGAACGAATCATCTGAATCGCCCTTCTTAGTGAAAGAACAATGCAGATGAGAATTATGCGCGTTGATTCCAGAATACTTGCGCCAGCGCCAGCCCATGCGAGGCGATGCAATCCGACCTGCGAAGATGAGATAGCTGATGCGTTTTGATTTATCACGTTTTGCAAAGAGTCGTATCTGATCTGCAAGGTCAGGCATGATGTCTGGTTTCGCTTTACCAGATAAATCCCTGTCAATGTCAATGGCTCGGACGATACCTTTTGCATCAGGATTGTGGTCAGAAGGACGTAATGAATGAGCCAGATTTCCAATCCAGCCATCCGAGGTTCTATCTCTGTCTGGGTAACTATCATCTATTTGCAGCCTAAGCTGTTGTCCAGCCTTAGATAATCTTGGGGTGATTGACATTGCTGCACTCCCATTGCTTCTTATCGTTTAACAATAATTCTTCATGCTCGCAGTCTGGCATTGGAGCAATAAAAGCATCGTCAATTGGATCATATAAATCGCCAATAGCAGCATAGTTATAACGAATCTTGCCATTGTAAGAAGTACGAATACAGGTTTGACCTCTGAAATTGCCATACCATTCTTCTGGACTTAATCCGTCAATAAGTTCCGTTTCGTCCTTACCAACAATAACTTCTGTAACAATGCTATTTGCATCTAAGAAAGCGTAGTGAGCCATTATTTAGTCACTGTTCCTGTTCCTGCTGTAAATGTGTAAATCTTAAATCCACCAGATGTTGTTTTGGTAAATGTCAATCCACCGCCAACGGAAGCAAAATCAGGCAAAGAATCAGAATAACGAAGAATAACAATACCTGAGCCGCCGTTAGCACCAGCTTGAGAAGCTGTACCGCCGCCACCGCCGCCGCCACCTCTATTAGCTGTGCCTGCTGTTGGATTATTAGCCCCGCCTAAACCGCCGTTACCGCCGCCACCTGAACCGCCTGTTGCAGCAGTTCCTGGAGCTTCACCACCACCACCACCACCGCCTGCATAAGTTACTGCTGAACCTGAATAAGAATTAGATGTTCCAGCACCGCCAGCACCGCCTTGTTTCCCGCCGCCGCCGGGTGCTGTTCCGTTAGCTCCTACTGCGCTAGCACCACCACCACCACCGCCGCCTACTGAGCCGCCGCCGTTACCACCTGTGTTGCCTTGGCCTGATGTTCCTGCGCCGCCTGCGCATGTTAATGCGAGACCCCAGCCACCACCACCGCCTGAACCGCCAGCATTACCATTGCCGTTTCCGTTTTGTCCGTCAGCGCCTGAACCACCACCACCGCCAGTAGATGTGATGGATGAAAATACAGAATCGTTACCATTAGTTCCAGAACGATAAGTTCCAGATGAACCACCTGATCCAGTACCGCCTGCCCCAATAGTTACAGTAAATGAAGAAGGCAATGAAAAACTGGTTGAAGTACGCAAACCACCTGCGCCGCCACCTGCGCCGTTAGTTCCACCACCGCCACCAGCAGCTACAACTAAATAATCTACTGTCGATATGACAAGTGGGGCTGGCGTTCCATGAACTGCTGCTATTTGATTAAGCAATTGCGCCTACCACATACCAAGTGTCTGTTGCTGTTTTAATGCAAACTGCGCTTCTGTACTGTGCAAGGGTTGGCTGGGCTGCTGTTGCGCCAGCAGATAAGACTGTGGTTGTACCTGATGTAACTGCCTTGATTGTGCAAAGTCCAGCACCAATGTTCAATACTGTAATCGCTGTGCCAATAGGGAAGGCTACAGAGGCGTTGGTAGGAAGGTTAAAGGCGATGGCTGTTGCGCGGTTCATGACCTCAAGCACCTGATACTGATCCGTTAGGACTGCTGTGGCATCTGCTGTGTTGGTTGTGACTGTGAAGCCAACGAGGGAGTTATAGGCGTTAGCTGTTAGAACGTCTCCTGTAGTGGCGGGTAATCCTGTAGGCATTTATGCTCCTAGTAACTCAAAGTTGATTGTCCGATTATACCGTATGTAGTGCTTCCAATAATGAAACCATCCACTATTGGCTCAAGCGTGGTGATTGCTACTTGCATCTTGTTAGCTGTTATATCCCAAGCGAATCCCTGCGCCTGTAATGTCTTGTTGATAGTAGAGCCTGATTCTGTGACGTTTGTGATGTCTAGGTTGTCGAAGTAATCAAGCCCAATGAGGGTATCCGTTGGTACGTCTGGGTCTAGCAAGTCCACCAGCATCTCGTCGATTCTGATCGTGGTCTCGCGTCTCGTATTGCAGTAGTTCTGGGCTGCGCCTAATACCTGTGCATCGGTCTCGGCAATCATGTTCTCTTGTGTCAAGCCATGAGGGAAATACTTGTCAATGCTGGACTGGCTAAACACGTTCTGTACTGTGCCGCCTGTGCGGGTGAATCGGACATCGTTGATGATGAGCTTGTCATCGAAGGCATACTTGACGTTGCGGTATGGGATGCCTGTGGTCTGGTTAAAGGCGATGGCTGCATCGCCAAGGCTGCCAGTAACCTCTGCTCGATTCTTGTATGTAGCAGTTCCGTCTGGGCTGATATAGAACGCTCCAAGCCCTTCCGAGAACTCTGCGTTTTTAATGGCTTCGATGGTGGTTCTAGTAGTTGCGGGATCAGCAAGGCAGGTAGCAAGCCCAGTAGAGATTGAACGCATAGAAGCTGGGAACTGCACATCGTCTAGAATCTTGTTAATGCGTGTGCCTGTGTCCTGTCCTGCTGGAGTGTCTGCGACTGTGGCGATTTGAGACATCTGTAAGAGACGGAAGGCATCGGTACAGAGAATGTCCACATAGGCTGTCTCCTGCCCTACAGGGAAGGTATAGCGGTAATCATTTACATAGCCAGAGAATAGGAAGTGTTCTGCTGTGGCTGTAGTGGCAGAGATGCGCAGCTTACGCAAAGGCACTAGATAGCCGAAGTATGGTGAGGATGGGTTCTGTGGGTTGAAATAGCCTAGAGGGTCTAGGACTCGCACAATGGCTGTGCCAGCCTCATAGGTATCTTTCAAGATGTTACGACCACGCCTGATAGAGATGCTATAGACGTTGGGAGTCAAATCAACTGTTGGAATAATTACATCAGATGAACCAAAAGAATTAACACCGATGACTCCGTTATCTGGTGATCCAATGACAAACCCCGATGAAAAGGTAGCCCCGCCAGAGAAGTCGAAGCTGACTGCTATCTGCGCTGGTAATGCCATTAGAGTCCAAAGGCAGAACTACGGCGAACAATATTACTTGAGTTGCCAGAAGATAGTGACTGGTTCTGGAGACCCTTAGCGATAGCGTTGGTAATGTCTCCTTCGCCTGTAATCTTTAACTCGATTGACTGACCAAAAGGTGTACCGATAAAGCCAGAACCGTTGCCACCAGCTTGTCCGAATGGTGTGCCTAAAGCTGCTGCTACTGATGACCCAGCCTGACCAAAAGGAGTACCAATATAAGTAGGCACGTTTGTAGAAGGCACAGATGTAGGTGATGATGCTGCCGCCTGTGCTGCTGTACCCATAGGTGCTGCGACTGTAAGGCTTGCGACTTGTCGCGCCTTCTCTGCCAATCTATCAAGGTAGGCTTCCCATGATGCGAAAGGATTCTTTGCATCTGGAAGGCTTGCAAGGTAAGCAGCCAACTTCTCGCCTAATCCCTGTGCTGTGGCTATCTGGTAGGTGAGTCTCTTGGCTTCCTCTTCGTTGCCTGTGAGCAAAGCGAACTGCAACTCTAAACGCTTACGCTCTTCATCTGATACCTGACCCTTAAGGGCAGCGATAATCTGAATCTGATCCATATCGAATAGAGTGCCAGCCTTCTTGAGTGCGGCTCGCTTCTTTTCTTCTGTTGTTAGTTTCTTACTGTCCTTAAGTTGGTCTGCTGCTCGCTTCTTAGCTGCGCGCTCTGCTGCCTTCTCGGCTGCTATCTGTGCGGCAGACCTAGGCATATTGGTCGCAGACCAAGGCTTCATGTAGTCGCGGCGCATACGGCGATTGAACTCATCTACTTGAGCCTTCTGGATGGCATCTCTCATGCCGCCAAAGGTCTTAGCATTAAGTACGCCACGAATGATTGAGACACCTTCTTGGAAGGCATCGAACATTCCCACGATCTTGTCTGTCAAAGTTTCAATTCTAGTTATGAGCGAGTCGATGTCGCTTGCTCCACTTAAGGCGATAGACAGGTCAATGATTGCCCCGCCAATCTTCTCTTGCGCTTCTCCACCTGCTACGCCAAGGGCTTGCAACTTTCCTGCATAGGTATCTAGGAAGGCTGCGTTAGCACCAGAGAATTGCTTATTAAGTCTGCCTGTAAGTTCCTCAAAGCTGGCAGTCTTGAGCTGCGCTTGGGTAAGTCCAAGGTTGTACTTGCGAAGTCCTCTGGTCTGTCCTACATAGGCGTTAGCCAAGTCCTGCGCTACTGTCTCAAGCGCGATGCCGCTACCTGCAGAGACATCTATCGCTTGTGATAAGAGTTGCTGGCTGGCTGTAAGTGAGCCAGTTGTGTTGATAAGAGCTTGGAAGGCTGGGCGTAGTTGATCGTCTGCTACTGCTGTGGCTCTTGAAAGATTGTCGATGTACTGCGTAACTGCTGGAGCAGCTAGTTCTAAGCCTAGATTCTTTAGGGCTGTGGTTAGACGTACTGCTGCCGCTTCATCGGCTGCAAAGGCTTTGACCGATGCCTTGCCGAACGCGACTACCTTGCTAACCGCAAAGACTCCAACAATCTGCTTACCTAGTTTGCCTACGGCTTTTTCAAGTCCAGAGGTTGCCTTGGTTGCTTCTGTAAAGGCTTTCTTGCCCTTAAACTCGGCGGCTACGTCAATTCTTAAATCTGCCATTAGACCTTATCCTTCAATGAATCGAACTTGGTTACAGCACTTTGGATAGCCTTAACGACTCCATCTTGGGCTTTGCCTTTATCTTCCTCGAAGGCTCTAAAGATTGCACGTCCAGACATCTTCTGTCCTTGACCCTTAATCTGTCCACCGAGGCGTGGAGTAAAGTTGCCAGTAACGCCAGACTTGCGCCCTGCTGTCTCGTAAATAGCACCAGCAGCAGACTTGTTAAAGATAGAAGCAAGGGCTACGAAGCCCCTGCGATTAGGCTTGCTAGGTGTTGCCTTGTAGCTGATGCCCCTGCGAACTTCTGCCTGATCGTATAAACGATTAGCCCAGCGACCTTGAGCGTTGCTGCGTTTGACCCAGCCGCTTGGCGCAGCTTCGTTGCTAGGTAGAAAGCCTCTGGCATCTCTTACAACTGGTTTAAGGAATGAGGCTATCTCTTTGGTTGTCTCTTTAGCCAGAGTAGGCTCAACGATGCGAAGGGCTTTAACGAGTGCGGTTGCGCCTTGAAGTTTGACTGGCATCGCTTCGCTCCTTCGCTAAATCGTTTAATACCTGTACATGAGCCTTGAAAGCCATCGGAGAAAGTTCCACGATGGTGTTGAACGGAACTCCATACTCGTAACTTAATCTAGTAGCGAGATAGGTGAGGGAGTTCCGATCTAGCCTAAAGGGTCAGAGTCAAGCACCTCGACATTTTTCAATGTCGAAATGAACTCTTCGCCAAAAGGCTTAACTGTTTCACCCGAACGTCTAATTGCTTCCCAGCACAGCCAGAAAATATCTGACTGCTTCTGGTTCTCTAGAAGGGCTTTGTGAAAGCCCATCTTGGCATAGTTCTCAAAGCTCCATTCAAGTATCGGAGTTATCTCGAACTCTTGTACCTGTCCGTCAGCCCTTGTCACTTTAAGTTTAGCCATAGCCCTTATCTCCTTCTTACGCTGTAGTTACTGCAATAGTACCATTCACGTTCCAAGTAACAGACTGTGTTGAAAGGTCTCCAACTGCGCCGTTAATTGGTGTTGTGTTATTGACGAGGCATGACATTGTGTAAAGTGGGTTTGTCGCTGCTGTAGCTCCAGAAGTCTGCTTTACTGTAACTGTTGTCGATGTTCCCCATACGCTGTTTAGTGTCTGAAGTGTCTTGGCTGTTGCCTCATCGTTGAAAAAGTCGATTGTGATAGATGATGCTTCAAGACCCTTGACGTACTTGTGTCCTGAATCGCCCATCGCTGTCACTTCGAGTTCATCGAATGTGCGGTTGATTGTTACTGAAGATACGAGTGATGATAGGTCAACCGCATTAACAGTTAGAACTACACCATTGCTTAGATATACTGACATGTGGTTTATTCCTCATCTTTCTTAGTTGCTGGCTTTGGTTCTGGCTTAGAAGCAACCTGACCGATTTTAGTCAGGAAGGCTTCGTTCTCTTTTTCCCATTGTGCTAAATCGGTCATGATTTAACTCCATTCCGTAAGTGTGCTGATTGCAATGTCGCAAGCCAGCAAGTCTCCTGTTGGCAGGTTCAGCACCTTGGGGCTGGACACGCTGCCTACATTGAACACGATAGTTGAGGCATCCAAGAGCTGAAAGACTCTAACGATGTCATCTTCAATTCCTGCAAGGTTGCCTTGGTTGTCCAGTAATGGCACAAGGATGGTAATAGTAAAGTTCGCTAGTGGTGAGATGCTAGTGCGGTCATTGTTTGTAGGCACTAGATAAGGATCAGCAGGGCTGACAATGACGCTGTTAGCAATAGGCGTAGCAGGTGGGAACGAGAACACCGACCACTTTGTATTGTCTGTAAGTGCAGCCGCTATCGAGCTGCGAAGGGTAGTTATCGCTGGCATCAGCCCACCATAGAGTTAGGGCTTAGGTAAGGTGCCAGTAAGCCACGAACGCGAGCAATGAGCTGATTAGACATGGTGTAGGGGCTTGGTGCGTAGCCGTCAATAGATACGCCTTGACCTGTTGGCGCTTGACGCGCTTGCCAGATAGCGACAGAAACCATAAGGCTGGCTTCCTGAATGGCTGGAACTGTTGAGTAATCAACATAAGTATCTGCTGCCACTTGACCATAAGGGTTAATTGGATGGTAGGGGTTATCGCTTGTGTGGGTTGTAGTGACAGTAAAGCTTTTATTTCCAACGCCAGTAATGGTCTTAGTGCCATTGAACTTAGTGCCAGACTTTGTGATGACTACTGATTGCCCTACATAGAATACATCTTTGACGTAATCATTGAAGTATAAAGTGCCTACTGTGCCAACGTTGCTGTGAGCAATGGCAGGAGTCGTGTTAGTCCATAGAAAAGGCAGCAAGACATCATCAGAAGCATCGCAGACGGACTGCAAAACGGCATCGGTGTAAAGCGTACCGATTCCAAGTGCTGTACGAAGCTCTGCGACTGTTGTGAGTGCCATTGTTATCCTTTCTAAAGACTCAAGGGGACTGCAAGGGCTCTGGCAGCCCCCTTGAGCGACTTAGGTGGCTTACGCCTTGTTGTTCTTAAATGCGCCTGCTGCAACCTTAGTTGCGATTGCGCCAAAGCCGTAGTAGCCGATTGTTACTGATCCGTTTGCAGTTGATTCTGCGCGTAGTCGGTATGTTGGGCTCTCGTACCATGTGTATGCATCTGGGTTCACAATAAGGATAGATCCGTCTGTGTCTGTTCCCGCTGCTGTGTTAGGTGTTACGAAGAGGTTTAATCCTGCAACGTTACCTTGAAGTGCTGTAGGTGTAGCAACACCGCCTGCGTTCATTGGCTGTGATGCGTTGTAGATTGGGCGACCATTGTCGTTAAGTGTCATGATGTTTGACCATTGTGCTGTGTTCACAATCATGTTACGAGCGAATGGGTTAGCAAGTCCAAGTGTTGCGTCATAGACTGATGCTGAACCGCGTGCAACAATTCCAAGCAACGCTGAGGCTGTTGGGTATGTTGCTGTGGTTGTGCCGTCTAGTGTTGCACCTGCGATAAGAGCAGCATTTACTGCTGCATCTGTTGCCTTTGCATAAGCAGATGCCATATTGCGCACTAGCTCATCAAAGAATGCTGGAGATGTACGATCTAGCAATTCAACAGAGAATGTCTGCTGTCCAGCATACTTCTGCACATTTACAGATAAGAAGTTTGAGTTTTGGTCTGTGTCTTGGAATGCTGCGTTTTCTGCTGCAACTGCGACTACTGGCATTGCTGTGATGCGTGGGATCTCGAAAGTCATACCTGCATCTGGCAATACTCCACGAGAGATTGCTTCGATTGATGGACGGATTGTTGTACCGAGTGGGTTGATGATTTCTGACAACTGACGAGTTGGAACAAGTCCAGCGTTATCTGTTGTGTCATCTGCTGCGCGTAGGTATTGACGAGCGTTCTCATCACCTAGTGCTGCGCGGATTGAGTTCTCAGCATACTTAGCCGCTGTTACTTCAATGCGTGGCTTTGTGTAATATGCTGCTGAAACAGTTGGGCGAGCAGCTTCGACCGCTGGTGCTTCAACTGGTGTTGCTTCGACTGCTGGAGTGGTATCTTCCACGGTGGCTGTCTCGCTTTCTGTTGGTTGGGTTGATTCTTCTACGACAGATTCTTCTGCCGCAATATCAGTAACTTGAGCCGACTTAAATGCTGGCTCTGTTACTAAACTTACTTCGACCAAGCGAGCAGCGGATACATAAGTAACGCCATCCTTGATCTTTGACTTGAGGACTTCTGCCCCGATAGATAAACCTGACTGCAATCCTTCTTCTGCAAGGATAAGAGCTTCTGTACCGCGTTGTGAACGGCTAATTGAGAATACTGCATCGATTGAGTTTTCTGATTCGCTAAATGAAACCATGCGACCGAGAGGCTTCTTGTTATCGTGCTGACTTAGCAACTTGATTGCCTTTGGATCTTCGATAGCAATAGATCCAGAAGCGAAGATTACTTTGCCCATATTGGTAGATCCTGCTTCGACATTAAGAGGCACAATCTTGCCTGATACTGTGCGATTGGCTGAGTCTGCTGTGAGATCAGCTGAGAAGGTAATTACTTGGTTCATTGTAAACCTTGGCTTCCGTTAGGTGTTAGGTCAGTCATTGCCATAGCCTGTTCCTGAGTAATGAGGTTAAGCGTTAGCAGTTTTTCAATAACTGCCAATTCTTGAAGTGGATCAGTACGCAAGAAGTTCTTATCAATATCAAACTTCACTACATTGCCACGGGCTGTGATGTCATCCATAGATAAACGATCTTCAATCGCTGTAATGAATGGCTGTAAAGATAATGTCAAGAATTGCTTACGCTCATCTTGCACATTCGCATAAGTCATAGAGTTATTCTGATCTGCTGAAACATAGTAAGCAGGTACATTGCATAGACGAGCAATCTCAGTAGCTAGGTTGAAGATCGCTTCTCCGTACATCATGTCTTTAGGTGAAAATGAGACTGGGTTATATTCCAAAGTCGATGTTAGGTATGCAGTAGAGCGATTGTTGCGAGCAGTACGCCATGCAGCAAGTAATCCTGAAACCTCTTTAGGATCTAGATCTGCGCCTGTGTTTTTGATGTAGCCAGTTGCCATTGGAGTAGCTGCTGCAATCGCTGCTGCCTTTTGTACATCAATAGCTGCGCGAATTGTTGAAGCGCCGGTGTTTAAGATGCCATCACTTAATGATTGGAATGTGACGAGAGATCCAAGTCCGTCCATTGGTAATGTTGTGCCATCGACTGCATAAGAGCGAACAAATGTATTAGTGCTATCTAAAGTAATCGTTACTCGGTTGTTAGCGATCCACTCAAAGCGCGATGGTCTGCCATCCTCTTGATAAACTTCGACAACTTTCCAGAAGGCTTGACCATATAGAAGTAATGAGTCCACAGTCCATGCAATCGTTACAGATCGTGGCTGTGAGTATGAAGGTTGCTCTAACCAAGCAGGCGAACCTAATTCTTCATTAGTAGATTTCTTGTAAAGCTCTAATGGGATTGCTCCAATTGTGCCAGCAAGTAAATTGCGACAGCGCATAAGTGCTGGAACAGACATCGCTTCTGTGCGACCGATGTAGGCATTTTGGAATGGCATTGCATAAGGTGAATATTCCCCAAGTACTTGAGGCGCAGACTGAGCTTCTAATAAAGGCTTAGACTCTAGACCAAAGGCTTGCAATAGTTTACCCATAGACAGAAAGTGTAGCATTTGTCAAGCAATTAGACAATGTGCTATGGCGTGTCTAAGTATAAATCTGTGGCTTAGGCTGAGGGATCATCAACTTGCTTACGACCATTGCCAAGCCAATAGGTGCTGAAATGTCACCTGCTGACTTTCGCTTGATGATGCGCCATGCGCTGTCATTAGTCTTAGCAGCTGTATTGGTGAACTGCTCAATTAGCTCTTTAGACCCATTATGAACGACCCTAAGGTTAGTCAATCCTTCTAGCAAGTCTCCGCATGCT